CTGCCTTCACACGGCAGGGGTCACTGGTTCGATCCCAGTACTACCCACCAGATTCTCCGAAGGCTCTGCATGCGCATGAAACGCTGGATTCATCAAGCGTTCAGCCGCTCAGAATGCTTTTGCTGATGACAAAGAAAAAGCCCCGCTCATGCGGGGCTTTTTTGTTCGCTCCAGACGGAATGCATCGACTGCTACGCGAATGCTCTCGTCAGCGTCAGTTAAACGACTGTCGTCCCATAATCTTCGCTAGCTTGCAGTCCATGTAATACCCAAGGTTGGTAGTAAGCGTCAAAGCGCCACCATAGAGTCGGGAATACTGTTCCGACGTGATCATGCGGTTGTTCGACGTAAGAGTTTGCTTTGTTAGCAACTCTTGCATATGTAGAGCGTATCGGTCGGCCGGATAAAGCGCCCTTAACGCGCGCTGCAGCTTCTCCGCATCCGGATTTTTCCGATAGATCACAAGACCCGACCCGGGTTTGAGAATCCCGTCAATTGCCTGTCTCGCCTCGACAAGGTCTTTGCGAACACCCCAGACCGTATAAAGAGGTCGCGCTTCAAGTGCGGCATAGCGCATGTTTCCCTGCCCTTGAACGGGTTCCTTCCAATCGTTCTTTTTCAACTCATCCTCGTAAACCTTCTTCGCGGCCGAGCTTTCCGCCGTCAGGTATCGGTCTTCTTCAGGCGGAATATTCGGCAGCACTTGATCCGCGTAATCGAGCTGGGCAGTCATTTTTTCTAGGCTGCTGTCATCCCAGAACTGGCATCGAGTTTCGGCAGGATCATAGTCCTTGGAAACATCGGCACTAAACGCGGGCATCACCGCGCCAAAGAGCAGCCCCAAAAGTACCGCGTGTTTGAAACCAAACACGATTCCGAGCCTCTTCCGAGCCACTAACCTGTCCATAGCCGCCTTCCCCCTGTATCAGCGCGATTCTTCTGACGCAATGATACGCGTGTCCCGGGTGTGCGAGGCCGCGTCCGTCACGTTTGCGACGCCGCAAGCAGCAGTTGCACCGCAGAACGGCCAACGTGAGGCGCGAGATGCGCGTATCTTTCGGTGACCACGACGGACGAATGCCCTAGAAGGTCTTTCACAACGTACAAAGACACACCCGCCATAACCAACCAAGACGCAAACGTATGCCTCAGGTCGTGCACACGAAAATTGTCAATGCCTGCTCGAGCACATGCTGACTGAAAGCCCTTCTGTATCGTCGTTAAACGGGCACCCGACGGAACCGCAAAAACCCACCGCGAACGCGGCACGTGCCTCAAAGCCCACTCTCGCTGATGAATTAAGGCCTGCAGGGCCTCGTCATTCAAAGGGATAACGCGTCGCTTACCATTCTTCGTCTTCTCTGGCTCCAGCTGCAAAATGCGACGCCTTAAGTCCACGTTCGCCCACTCCAAACGCAGCAATTCATTCTTACGGCAGCCGGTATGCAAAGCGAGACGAATGAAATTCGGCAAATGCGGCCTTCGAGCAAATTCCGAAGCCGATGCCACAAGCGACTCCGCTTCCGCCCGGGTGATCCACCGAACGCGGGTACTTGCCACCCCAAGGCCGAGCCGTACTACAGGATTTGGAAGATCGCCCCGGTCATGCTCCAGACGCACAAAATTGATCGCAGCAGAAAAGAATCGCAGCTCACGCTGCACTGTCGACTCACTAACACCATCCGCCCGGCGAAGCGAAAGATACTCGCGAACATCGGCGCGCTTCAATCGCGACAGATCGCGGCCACCGAAATGCGGCTGCAGTCGCTTCAGTGAATACAGATCACGTTGCTTGCTGCGATGATCCTTCGCAGCCAGGTAGATTCCCACCACGTCCTCAAACACCATGCTTGACGCCTCAAACGCAGGTTCAACTACCCCAATAACGTCAGGCAATCGCAGGACTTAAGCGGATACTCCAAAAGACGTAACGTCAGCCCGTGTTGCCTGTCGCCATCCAGAAGACACCAATCCCCTGATTCCAGTAAAACTGCGCACCGTCACATGTCGCTCCGTTATGCAATACGCATTCATGCGCCTTCACGATCGCGTCGATCGCGCCGAACTCCGGGCCGAGCTGGGCATATGTCGTCGTCTCCGGCAGCACGATGCCCTTGCTCGTCCAGTAGCGCTTCTTGTTGAACGTCGACGCGTCGCCATCCTTGCCGACGTACTTCGCGATATACGTCGCGATCCGGTGACGCATCGAGCGGCCCTTGCCGCCCCATTGACGGAACAACCACGCTTTCTTTTTGTTGCCGATGCTGTCGTTCACAGCGCCGTCAGTCCCCGATTTGCTGATGACCGAGATCCAGATCGAGCGCAGCAGCTTCCAGTTCTGACGGCCGCTCACCGCGACGTGGATATGCCATGCGCCGCGTTCCTGACGCTCGAGCACGGCGACGTAGTGGAAATCCTTCACGCGGTTCATTCGCCTGCGAAACTCGTCCCACCACTTCGCCCAAACTTCGATTCGCGTTTCGTTCTCACGCGTCGATAGCGTCAACATGCGGTCAGCGCGGATCGCCTTGCAGCGCTTGCGTATCATCCGACGCGACCGCTCCACGGACGTCTTAAGCGACTTCTCTTCTTTCAGCGTCAGATCCGCTTCAGTCTCGCCTTCAAGCGCTTCACGCTTCCCACGCACGCCACGCGGTAACGCGCGGATCGACTGGAAGTGACGCCACACACGCTTGCTAAACGCGACCACCTCTTGCTGGCCATCATCGAAGCGCTGCGTGCGCACCACGTACTCATCCCAGCAATTGCCGTCGATAAAGTCGGGTAACGTCTCGCCACGCATGCGAGCGTCGTATATCGAATCAAACGTGCTGTACTCGGCCTCCCAACTCTCGCGCGAACGCACCTGGCCGATCACCGCCTCATCACCTACAATGTCTGTACTCACGTTGGATACTCCCGTTATCCGATGTTTGTCACGGCCCCGGATCGCTGCCAACGATCGCGGGGCTTTCTCTTTCGCACAGACCCTCAAATACCTACCTAGCATGTGAGGATGCCTATATTCTTCTTTCCGCGCCGCACGTCCTCTTGTGCCTTGTGCGACGCTGTTGATCGCAGCATTTAGCCTGGCCTTCCGCCGGGCTTTTTTTCTCCACTGATACCGCGAGGTAGCGTCATTTCCGTTAAGTGTTAGAGGTACAAGTTTAGGCGCGCTGCGCGCGCCGCCTCTGCGGCCTACGGCTCGCGGGAGGCTCGCGCGCCCGCGCCCCGCTCAACCCCTCACCACCTTCGCGCAGCGTCGCCACGCGCCTGATACAGGCCGCAGCGGTCGTTGCACGCACAACAAACCGGCTTTGCAGGGAGGGGCGGTTCCGCTCACCGCCTTCGCCTGCGTTCAACCATCGCGCCGGAACCCGCTACTCGGTCCGGTAGGCCGCGCTAAGCCGCGCGACAGACGCCACGACTCCGCAGACACGCCCACGCCCTACTATCGCTGCGATCACGCCCCGGACACTCCTGACGCTAGACGCCTAGATTTTCTGGACCTGCAACACCAGCAAGACCTCTGTGCGCCCCTTCGAGGCGCTATGCCCGTCAAGGAAATGCGGCAACCAGCCGAGGCTGTTGTTGGTCGAGCTGGTCGTGTCCTGAACCAGCCCACCGATCACAATCACCTCGCCGTCCTTCATGCTCACGGTTGTTTGCATCTGCCGCGTATTCTTCGTCGGCGAATTGTTAACGCCGGTCGTCGTCGCAACGAAACTAGACATCTGCTCTTGCAGCTGCACCTGTATCGCGTCAGCCATCACGGTCGGCTGAACATCGAAGATCAGACCGGCGTCCTGATACTCCACGGACTGGACCGGCGTACCGCTCGCGCCCTGGTAGCTGATGCTGCCGAGCGTCGGCACCTGCGACCCAACGTTAAGCCGCACGCTCGAACCGGACAGCACGCGCGCATGCGGATCGCTCACTTGCTTGAACCGCGTATCCGCGTTCAACGCCGAGATAGCGAAATTGAGATAGTTGCTACTGAAGCGCAACGCCGTCGGGTCCTGCGACGTCGGCCCGTTCGACACCGACAGCTGCCCGCCGATGCCTGTCAGCACGTTTGCCGCAATCGAAAACGCAGAATTACTGTCGTTCTCCGTGTTGACCTCATACACCCAGCCACGCACCACCACCTCACCAGCGGCCCGGTCGAGCTGCGGCAACAGCTGCCTGACCTTCGAAATCTCAGACGCCGACGCCACGAACACAAGATCGTCAGCCGCCGACACGCCCGAACGGGGCGGCACCGGCAACACACCCGCCATAGCGCCCGCAGCACCGGAAGCACCTACAGGAGCCGATCCCGCATCGGACGCCACCAAACCACCAACCGGACCCGCCGAGGCCGTCATACGCCCGGAAAACAGCGGCTGCACCACTTGCGCCAGATACTCCGCCGTGCGGTAACGCGGGCGATACACAAACGTCTCCTGCTCCGGCTGCCTGACCTCACCCACTGGTTTCTTCGACACAAAATCGACGCCCTCATGCGTCTCTACCCGAAAGCCCTGCGAATCCAGAAACACGCGCACGAACGCATGCAGGTCGCCCGCCTTGCCGTCATACTGGAACGACACCAGCCGCGTGTCCTGCAACACCTCCGAGCTGATCACGTGCGGCACATGCATGGCATCGCCGTACAGCAGATCCACCAGCTGACCCACGTTCACGAACCGCAGATCGAACGCCCCCCCACGACCCAGGCGAAGCGGCGCAACGGGCACCGCTGGAACCGGCGCACTCGAGCTGGACACCAGCGCCGGCAGCGTAGGCAGCGGAGGCACCACCTCAGCACCCGCCACCAGCTGCGCGAACAGCACACCACCCAATGCAAGCAACCTCTTCATTTCTGAACCCCAACCGGTTTGTCACTGTCAGCCGCGGCGCCGGACCAGACGGCCACGCGCTCACCGTCCACCACACCTTGCAGCCGCAGCGCATCACCGCGAAACGCGTCGCTCAGTTCGCTACGAAAATGCCCCTGCGTGTCAAGCAGCAGCACGTATCCGCGACCTTCGACCGCGTACCGGCCAGCCACGCGCCAGCGCCCCGAGGCGGGGTCCTTTGATCCCGCACCAGGCAGCGACGCAGCAACAGCAGCCGCAGGCACACCAGCGGCAGCGCTCGACGCACTGGCAACCGTCGCAGCCGCACCGACCCCGAATCCACCGGAAACCGATTTGAAGCCCTTCCAGCCGAGCCAACAGGCGATCAGCAACGCGACCGGCGCGATAAAAAGCGCTTTCGGAATCACGGCCTTCTGCTTGGTGTGCAGCTCCGAACTGGTGTACAGCTCGAAGACCTTTTTCGGATAGCTCCAGCGCGTTTTCACGGCATCGCGAAAGCCCGCATTCGGGTTATGGCAGTGATCCCACTCATAGACCATCGCCTGCTTCAGACCGAACAGTCGCCGCACATGCACGTGCCGCCCGACCAGATCGCGAATCGTCTTGTTCATCCGGTTCGGGTGCTGCGTGATCACCACGAAGTCGACGCCCTTATGACGATGCTTGTGCAGCCATTCAATATCTTCGGTTGGCTTGACGCCGACAGACACAGGCGGCCAGATACGCTGGACCTCATCGACCACCACAATGTCGTTTGGCTGCACATGGTCAAACCAGCGACGCACCCACGCTTCGTCCACCAGCTCATGATCAATCGCGAGGTTGGGAATACCGTCCACCACGATTCGCCGCCCCGCCTTGATCTCCCGCAGCAGCGACCAGATCGCAAACAACGTCTTGCCGCTACCCGGTGTTCCCGTTATCAGCGTGATCACGCCCCGCCCCCGTTACTTGAAGAAGAACTTCTTGAAGCTCGACGCACCCGCCATGGCGACACGGGCCGAAATCGCGCCGCCGATATACCCGACGCCCTGAAACACCCCGCCAATGGCCAGCACGTTTGCCAGATCGGCACCCAGACCACCCACAGCGCCGGTCAGCCACTGCATCGCCGTGTTAATGGCCAGATCGATTCCGGTCACCGTCATGATTCCGACGCCCAGCGCGATCAACGCCTGAACGATCACCGGCTGGACGAGCGCCAGCAGCCATGTCGCCCACGTCATCGTGCGTACCTCATAGCGATGTGGTCAGCGAAGTCCCGCGACTGCGCCACCGAGTCGAGCAACGTCGCGTACATGTAGCCAAAGAAAACAGCCATCACGACGGCGCACACGAACAGCACTCTCATAGCGACACTCCCATCGCGACAATGAACGCAGCCGCGAGCGCACACAGCGCAAGAATCAGCGGCCGCAGCTTCCTGGCCACGGTGCACACCGGCTCATACGAAACGGACAATGGCGAACCAAGCACATCCACCGTGACATCCGAAGGACACGCGCCGTCCACCGCGCCCACATTCCACGGCGTCAGCGACACGCTTACGGAACTCGACGGAACAGGCTGCGCAGCCGGAGCCGTGCCAAGCGGCGCACAGGCCGACGCGCTGGGTTCAAGGTCGCAGGGGTTTTCGGAAGGCTGCGTGCCGCTTGACGGTTGGGTGCCGCTTGCCGGTTGGTCACCACCACCTGTCCCCGGATTACCACCGGTACCCGTATCACCACCGGTACCCGTATCACCACCTGTCCCGGGATTACCACCGGTACCCGTATCACCACCTGTCCCGGGATTACCACCGGTACCCGGTGACGTAACCGGCCCTGACTGAGACGGCACGGAACCCGGAAACGGCATCGCTACACCACCGCCATACGGGTCCCCGCTGGTGTAATCGCCGAGCGTCGGAACATACCCAGGATTCGCCTTGTTCCAGTTCGACACGTCATTCGCTGTAATTGGATTCGCGGCGTTATAGGGGATACCGGCATAGCCGCTCTGCTGGCTCGCCAGCTGCCACAACCCGTTAAGCGTATCGGCGACCAGCTGCGGATCAACCGGTGCAGCCAGATCGCCAGGCGGCAGCGACGACAGCGCATCAGCAGGCGTCATTGCCACGGACTTGGACGGCGCACCAACGCACTGCCCTTGGATCAGAAAGCCCGACGCGCACTCGACGCCCGAATAGCTCTTGTCCATCGTGATGACGAACCCCGAAGTCGGCGACGGGCTTCCACTACCAAACGCGAGCGTTTGCTGGCAAACAAACCGGTTCCCCGTTTGCATCTCGCAACCCGTCAACGCGTACGTTGCCGTCGCGCTGCTGTGATACTGCTCATAGGCAACAGCCGCCGAGTACGGATCACCCGCGCATACAGCCTGACAGGCAGTGTCACCCGAGCCATGCCAGTACGGCTGTCCCTTTACCAGCGCACCGCCCGAGGTCCCAACGCCGACTTTGCCGCCCTTGTCCGGAAGCAGCCACGCGGTAATCATCGCGGACGATACATGGACAGACACATTCACCAGCGCGCCGACAGCACCGCACAACAGCACGCCCGCAAGCCCCCCCTTTCCGGCACAGGAAAGCACCCCCTGTAACACGCCTAGCCCCGCAGTACCCGCGAGTCCCCACGCGCTGTTAATGCCCTTCGCTGTCGCCGCCGCCTGAGCCGAATTAGGCGAAATGCCAAGTTCGGCCTCCTTTGCGGCAAGCACGCCAGCCGCCTCAACCTGTGCAACGCTAAAGCCGGTGCCGTTCAGCGGATATGTGCCCAGGATGTTGCCAAGCTCGTCAACGACGAGCGGCGCAACGGTCGAAGTTTGCGCAAACGCGACGCTCGCAAAGAGCAGCAGGAACGCCGCCACAGCCGCACACAGAAAACGCATCGCATCCGCTCACAGAAAGAGAATCAGGCCAACGGCCCAACACGTCGCCACGACAATCGCCACGCACTCGAAATACCAGCTCACGTCACACCTCACCCGAAGAATCCAGATGCCGCCGGATCGCACGCAGCGACCACGCCGCAGCCATCACGAACAGCACGGCCGCCCCAATCTGCAAACCCGCGACCTCACCGCCCGCAACCGGTTGGTCATTGCTCAACGTCGAAACCTGCACATACAGCGCGTTGCCACCGCTATCGGTGCCGCAGCCAATCTGCTGCCCGCCCACCTGCGCGTAAGTGACACCCGCCACGCCACCCGGCCCACATACCAGCGACGACACCGCCATACCACCCCCGCAAGAAAAAAGGCGTCCAGTTGCCCGGACGCCCCGAAAAGGCTATTACCCGGCCCGCTTTAACGACCGAGGAAGCCCCTAACCGTCTTGTAGCCCCACGCCACGACGACCACTGCCAGCACTGCGCCACCGATCGCAACGATTGACGGAATCGTCCCGTTGATCGCGGTCACAATGGGCGTTACATCGACACCCGACGCCTGCGCAAAAGCGCCAGTCGATGCAGCTGCACCAGCGGCGATGACGGCCAACTTCGCTTTAAGTCCCTTCATTTCCTTACCCTCTCAGATTCAACAACACGGCCCGTTAATTAGGATTCGTCCGACTGGGCCAGCTTCGAACGGATCGACTTCCTTGGTGGGTCGCGGCGCATGACAACCTGAGTCACAAACGCCACGCCCTTGCAGACGAGATAGACGAACAGCATCGCGTTCAGGAACATCAACTGCACGCCAATCCGGTCCAGCGCATCAAATGGAATGCTTTGCATCACTACCCCTTTCGCTAACGACACTAGGCGTTTCGGATCGCGATCCGCACTTCAGCCAGCAGCGTCCCCAGCTCGAACGGCATGCCGAATGCACCCAGCGTGAAGGCCGCAAGCGTCCAGTCCTCAAGATGCTCTGACGCCTGCAGCCCGGCTACGCGTCGCACCAATGCCAACGCTTCGAGTCCTGCACACGACGAGCCGAACTCGAACCCATCGCGACACACATCCAGAATCGCTGTCTGCTGATCGCTAGAAAATTCGTTCACCAGCTCCGCGACCGGAGGACACTCCTCATGCCGCAGGTTCTCCGCCAGTTCCCACAGCGCAATCCGACCGTCAAACCCGCGCTTCCCTGTGGACGGGGGCGAGACTTCGCCCTGCACAGCAGCGCTATCCTCCTGGGGCACTGATGACGACGGCACCTTGCGCGCTGCAGGTTTTTTAAGCTCAGCGAGAACCGCTCTCGCTTCTTTTCGACCGGCATTTCCTTGCCGGATATTCATATCCAGCACTGCTGCATGCGACTGGTTCAACTCGCCCACTTTCGCCACGCACTGCAGCAGCTCCACGTCCTCAGTTATGCCGTCTTCAAGCAGCTTCTTCGCGCGCCAGTCAAAATCGTCGTAAGTCAGCGCGAGCCGCTTCGAGACCCACGCACTCGACTTCTTCACGCGATCCGCAACGCGGTCGACCTTCTTGAGCCGGTCATACAGACGGCGAATCGCACGCGCCTCATCCTGCAAGCTCAGTTCTTCGCGCTGAATGTTCTCCGCGAGCTGCATGTCTTCCGCAGCTTCTTCGGTTACTTCTCCGACCAGCGCAGGGACTGCTGTTAGCCCTGCGATACGTGCAGCACGAATCCGCCGTTCACCTGCGATAAACCGGTACCGCCCATCAACTGGAGTGCGCAGCAGCACGGGCTGCAATATCCCGCGCACTTTCACATCAGCCGCCAACTCAGCAAGCGACTGTTCATCGAATACCGTGCGGACCTGCTCCGGCATGTCGATCACGTCCAGCGCCACGAACTGCAACGCCGGTCCATCCGACGCCGGAAACACATCGCCGTTTAGCGGTGCTACCGCCGCTTTTCTTGTTTTTGCCGCCATCACCATCCCCGCCTTTCGCATGCGAAAAAAAGCGGACCGCAAACCTCACGGCCCGCACCGAGGCAACCTTATGCCGTGACGGCCTCTGACTTGGGCCGCGCTGCAGGACGCCCCCACGGCTGCAGCGAAGTGATACGCGGTTCGAGCTTGCCTTCCATCGACTGGAAAAACGCGAAGTTCGCGAGGTAGTCCCCTGGCTCCGTATCCTTGAGCGCATCAGGCAGGTTGATCGTGCCGACGAGCAGCTGCGGTTTGCCGTCCACGTCCTGTTCCAGCACGCATTGCGCGGAAAAAATCGACCAGGCGTTGCCGGTCTTCTTCGCGATGCCAGAACGATTGATGACCTGCAACACCTTCAGCTTTTGCGTGTTCATATAAACCCCTTTCAGGTTAGGACTACTATTCACAATGGATAAAGCCTTTTCAGGCGATTAACACTCTCACGTACTCGACGCGAGACGCTTAACGCGCTACTGCGCGTAAATCACTACAGGCACCGCAACCACCTGCGCGATCGACACCACACCACACACACAGATCAGCCACGCCCTCAACATCAGGACGCGATCGCACATCAACCGGCAGCGGACGAACAGGACCGAAGCAGCGCGGAATGAAATCCGCCAACAGTTCACCACCCGATCGCACGCGGAGCGGTTTCACAGCTAGTGACGAAATGGATTTGCTGCTGCGCCGACTTCGACTGGCACCAGCGTAAGGAAATTGGGTTGGCGACCCTGCCGGTAGAGTTCGGCACGGGCCTTGTCACGCGCACGATCGCTGTCGCGAGCGCTGCGGACTTCAATGGTCGCGACACGCGTATGCGCGTGCTGCGTATAGGCATAAACACGAAATGCAGGCACAACTACCCCCCGTTCGTCGGCTACATCACTTTCGCTTGCGAAACCCGGACGTCTGCCAGGTTTACCTTTTGCCGAATGCTGATAGACTCTCACCAACACGAAACCGGCAGAAATCACGGAATACCGTGATTCGCCGTAACAATCTCACACATTTCCGTGAGTGTCAACAGGAGTGGTAAAGAATGGACCTTCCAGCATTGCTAGACGCTGCGAAACGCGGAAAGGGATCACTAAAGGAAATCGCGACCGAATTAGGGATACACCCCAATCGGCTAAGCGACTGGCGAGCCGGCCGACTGAAACCCAACGCCAGCGAAGTAGCGTACCTCGCCGAATGCGCCAACCTGCCGATTCTCGAAACAGTCGCCGACATCGAATCGCAGCTGGACAGCCAACACGCAAGCATTTGGAAAAAGGCGCTAGGAACTCTCCGTGCAGCTGGAGTAGCCGCGACTCTTGTGCTCGGAATCGCGATGGCTTCGATGCTCTCGCCCAAGCAAGCCACAGCTGCTGAGCACGATGGCATG